TTGTCCATAAATTTGATTGCTTCATCAGTTTCTGGTTTTTCTTTAAACACTTTATCAATAAGACTACCAAGTTTAAGATAAATCGAATCTGTATCTGATGCAACCACATAATCTTCCTTTGTAGCAAGTATTTTATTCATGTATGTGTTTAGTTTATTTTCTATCCAACGAATAGATAATTGACCAGCTAAAGTAACTGCAAGTGCCTGTCTTAGATCATAGAACCTAAAGTATTGTGAACCAAGAGCACCATAAGCGGAGTTTAGTGATACTTTCTTTGCAAGTTGTAGATTATTATATCTTGATATTAAATGTGATAGTTCAGTTGAAGGATTTTTTTCATAATCTTTTTGAGCCTGTATCATTAAGTTTTTAAACTTTTTACGATCTACATACATTTCTTCCATCATCTTTGGTAAGAAACCTTGTTTATCTGTTCTAAAGAATTGACCATTTGGTGTGATTGTTACACCACTTAATTCTTTTGTATCTACTTTTTGTTCTAATAAAGATTCTACATTCACATCAGACCCCAAAACTTTTTGCATTTCCTCTGTATGATTTTCTGCATTGACAATTGTTTCTGGACTTATATTATACATGATGAGTAAATGTGGGTACAAACTATTTAAATCAAATGATGCCACCCAATCGTGCATACCAACTTGAGGATCTTTTACATAAGCACCTTCAAAGGCTGATACTTTTCTCTTAAATTTCTTTGGTGGTACAATAATCTTTTTTGGTAATAGGTGATTGTATATCAAAGAATCCCACATTCTTGTTTGTGCAAATACATCTTCAAAGTTTGTCTTTGTATCATATGCAAGAGTTAAAGCTAATTCAATTAACTTTAGTTTACCTTCAAGTTTAATAATTAGATCAACGTCTTTGATATTATAATCAATAAACTTTTGGTAATTTTCTTGGTAGAGATTATGCAAACTATCATATTCATCATACGATAACTTTCTCTCACCAAGTTCTACGTTTGCGATTGCATCAAGTTTATATGACTCTTGTGATTTACCACCTGGTGCATACCACTTATATAATTCAATGTAATCTAGTGAATTTATTCCTGATAAATGATATGATATTAATTCTCGCCCATTGAGAACAACTTTTCTTTCCCATATATTATTCCAAGGTGAGAGTTTCTTAGCAAAATCATCACCAAACAATGTACGAAAACGATTTACCAAATATGGTATATCAAAGAAGTCTGTATTCCAACCAGAGATAACATCAGGATAATCTCCTTCCCAATATTTGATAAACTTTTTACATAAATCATTTTCGTTTGCACATTTAACATATACTACATTTTCTGGACTATCATAATCACGGCAGCCAAATACAACAGATTGACCATTCAATTGTCGAATACAAATAGCTGTGATTGGTGCTTTTGCTTCATATGGATCAGGAAAACCATAAGCTGAACTTACTTCAATATCAATAACTGATATGTTTATATCATCAATATTCCATTCTATTTGACCTTTGAAGTTATCAGCCATGTAAGCATATTCAAAACGATCCATGCCGTAAATATCAAAGTTATCTACATCTTTGTATTTACGTTGAAATTCTTTTGCAGCTCGTATAGATTCAAATCGCAAAGCGTCTAAAGGTTCGCCATGAATACCTTTATATTCTTGTTTACGATCTTTAGATTTAACAAATAAGCTTGGTGAATATGTTACTCTGTTCTTAACTTTTTTACCGTTATTTACACCACGATAAAGTATGTAATTGCCTTGACAAAGTACATTTGTATAATGTTTAGCCATTAAACGGGCATCTGTGATGTTTGTTGAAAAACACCTAAGGTGACCCATCTTTTTGGAAATAACATTTCTCGACCCCTAAAGTCATTCATATCTTTTGTAGGATCTTGTACATAACCAATAACTTCTACACTATTATCAAATTCTCTTTTGACAATATCGTATCTTTCTGCTCTTGGTAATTTATACTCTATGGCCATTTTTTTGGCAAACTCTTGTCTTGGGTTTGGCCGCCATCTTCTCTTACTCATAATATATCTCCCATATCTAACTTAAATAACTCATCTTTCAACTGTTCAACTCTGTCTTGCAATATTCTAATAGTTTGTCTTGTATGGCCTGTAGGATTTTTATGACCGTTTTCGTTATAATCATCTTGAAGTATTATAATTTCATCTTCTAAAACTCTAATACGAATCAATATTTCATTGACTACTGTTTTATTCATAATTTGGTGTTGTATATTTGATATCATTGTATTACCCAATGCCCTAATCTATCTTTACAAGGACTATCATACCACATTGAGCCCTCTGGTTGCGGCAACTCTTCATCTTTCCAAACTGGGTAGATAACTTTGCCATTATGGTTTCTAAAATCATCATTATACCTAAAATGTACTTCGATTATATTGCCTCCAATCATTTCAATATTTACCCATTCTTTTTCATGTAAATCATCTAACTTTTTTGGAAATGGTATTTGCCTATCTATAATTTCCCATTTATCAAACCTATCAAGTCGGCCTTTTCTGGGGTAACCTTTAACTGTTGTTGATTGTTCACCATAATTATAATCTACTGTAATGTATTCGCCCGTAAACTTCTCACACCAAAAATATCCAGGTTCAATATTATCTTTTGGCTCTAACCATTGTAATCTAGCACCAACACTCATACTCTCTAAATTTGTAATTGGTCTAACTACATATTCAGCCGATTCTGGTACTGAAATACCAGCTGGCCCACAAGTGTAACCTAATTTTTTTGAAAGTATAAGTTTGTCATAAACCCATAGATATTTCCATTCAAGTGTTGGCCAAACATCTCGATCACCTATAAGATCCACTAAGCAATCAATCCAAGCTTATAAACAGTTTTTCCATTTTCTTTCATAGCAGTCATTACTTTTTTATCATTATCTTCCCAATTGTATGACACATGAACCCAACCAGAATCAGGGATTCCTGGTGTATAAAATTCAAGTATCAATTGTCTAAACTCACAATTTTTTTCTATCCATTCTGCTAATTCAGCATTTGCAACTCCGTTTATTTCAATATCAGCTGCCATACCTTTACAATGGTCTGATGTTTTAGAACCACCAATAGCAGAATTTAATTCAGGACTTCTATAGCCTGAATTTACTCTTACTGCTTTACCATAATATTCTCTTACTGGTTGTAAAACATTTTCACAAAGTGATTTTAAATTTTCAATTTCTTCTTCACCTGGTTCATTATCAATATCTTTTCTTAGAGCTGTTTGACTCTTAATCATTTCTTTCAAAGAAAAATTATCTGATAGTTTCATTCGTCATATATCCTATATGTTATGGTTACAGGTCTTTTATAAAACTCATAATTAGTAGGGTCTATAGCACCGCCTTGAGTATCTTTTCTTTGTTCATTTGTATCTGTACAAAAATAAAGACAATCACTTCCAATTTCACTTAATACTCTAGGGTCTGTCAATTCGTCTTTTCTATGTTTCTCTATATTTTCTTGCCACGCTAATTTTTCTTTTGATAAAAATAAATTATCAATTGAGAATCGAATCTTACACCCAGCGTCCCTATATGTTTGATGTAATACACAAGTATCTAGGACTACAATTTCCCCATATTTTGGTGCGTAATCAACTACATCATAGTGCTCTAATAAAAATTCTGGTGTTGGTTTATTTAACAACCAATCTTCATCAAAACTTCCTTTTGGTTGAAAATAACGAACACGATTACCAGAAACATCACCAAGAATACCCAATAAGAATGTCATACTATGTGATGAGTAACCACTCCAGCTATCAAAGTGTAAATCCTCTGGTGCGTGTCTTGGTCTATCTAAATCTTTCTCTACAGCTAAAGGCCATTTAACTCTTAAATGAGCTGGTGTGTGACAACTTTCTAATTTAGGCCCTACGTTTGTATTCATTACTAAATTATAAAATGATCTTAAAAAAACATTATACTGTAATGATGAGTGCCTTTTTGGTAATATCATACCAGTTGGTGTTATATTTGGTACTGCATTTTTTTCAGCTGCAAATTCAAAAGCATTAAGTAGGTCTGTTTCACCTTGATACTCAGGATAATTAATTACAGCCGCCAAATAGTCCATTGAACTTTTTTTCAACCAAGATAAATCGTACTTATCAGGTTTTATTACCGCTATGAAAGGGTTTATTAACTGATCTTCAGTAAATAAATTCTTAAATCTTTTTGCTCTATCTTCTAACCAACAGTTCATATTACCTCACAAATTCTAGTATATCTTTAAAGGTTTTTGTATCAATCAACCTTAAAGATTTTGATGTTTGATTTTTAATTGCAGCTGCATCACCTTTTATCAGACTAATTTTATCATAGTCATTATGTTTTCTCAACTCTGCAATTGATTCATCTTCTATAATAAAACTATCTCTACCTACTCTTAAACATTCTTCATAGTTAATATGATTATCAGATTCTATATGTTTATTTGAATAGTATGGTAGAATCGTATCTTCATATTGTTCTGATTGTAAAGTAAAGTCAATAGAAACTCTAGCGCCTTTACCACTTCTTCTAGTGCCGTGTAAACAGAATATATCTTGGAAGAACATACTACCAAGTTCCATTCTGGTTTTATATTCTGAAAATCTTTTATAAAGTTTACGGCCATCAGAATAGTTTGTGACTTCTTGTAAAAATGATTCATCAAATCCTATTGCTTCACCAAAAGCAACATCTATTGTTTCAAGAGAACCAAAAACTGGCATGAGTATTGCAAAATCACAAACAGCACCAGTCCAGAAATCACTATGTAATTTATGGTTTGATCTTGGTCTTTCAAGTATAGATGAGTCATCATCTGATGTAACAATTCTAATTGATAAAGGCACTCTGCATTTTTTAGCTTTGATATTCGCATCTGCTAAAATCATACCAACAGCATTTTGAATAGAATTAAATTCAGATAAGGTTTCTTTCTTTGGTCGAATAACACCATTTGGTGTTACACTTGACATATCTTTAATTTTTGCAGCGTGCTGTAAAAGAAAAATCTCAAAAGAATGTTTTAAATCTGGATAAACACAGTTGTTTATATCAGTATCAAGATCATGCTCTACCATGTTTGCAATAATATAATTATGGCAAGCAGCTCTTAAATTGTAAAATAAATCTTCTCTTATTTTTTTCTTTTTGATTAGGCGATCACCCTCTAAATTCGGTGATATAGAATTTAAAAGTTCTGATCTTGAATCTAAAAGTTTTTCTTCGTCTGAAAAATCTAACATGATTATCCTAACACCACAAGTGGTACTTCAGTTTTTTTAAGTTTATTTGCGTGAATAAAAAATGGCACGAATCTCTCCATTAAGAAACCAGGATATCTCCAAGGAAAAGGCTCTGTACAATCATAAGAATCTTTTTCCTTATCAGGATAAACTTTTTTTGTATTATCCCAAACGTGATCCATAGCTAAAAAATATTCTGTTACTAACTGTCGCATTAAATGTTTTTTTGTTACATAAACTCCCTCAAAATTACAGACTTTACTTTCTGTAAACCATTTCATTGAAGAAGTATAACTTGGATTTGCTTTTAATATACCTTCTTTAAATAAGAACCAATATTCTTTTAATTGAGAAACAAGATATTGTGATTCAGGAGAGCCATATTCCGAGAGGAGCAAATAGGGTGTCTGTCGTATTTCTACTTCACGATTAATTACTATGTCAGATTCTTTAAGATATTTTAAAGCATTATCTTTCATTTGATCACTTGTTAAGTGTTGATAACTTTCCTCTGAAGCAGTCATGGTGATTCTTGGCATTGTGCGATCTGAGTCTAACCATAAGAATCTTCTGTAACAAGCTGAACCAAGATAGTCGGCATCTTGAGCGCTATTGATCGTGTAATAATCTGTAGCTTGTGTGCCCATAGCTCTCAAAAATTTATCTTCAGAAATACCAGAATACCAATGGCGAAAATCAAAGATTGTATTATTATATCTTCTATTCTTTACTGTAACATTGATAAACTTACCTTTATCATTTGGTGGGTGATACTCATCTGGTCCTGTGCCACCTGCGTAACAAGGTATCAACCAATCTTGGTCAAAGTAAAAGGGAAAATCTTTGTGAAAATTAGTACCAATAAAAATGTTACTCACTTTTAGTCTCCTTCTCTTTTTTCTTCTTTCTAGAGAAATCAACTTTTGTATTTTCTGCCTCAATCACCATCTTTTTGTAAATGTATCTTTTTTCACTAGGGCAATTAGATAGTAAAACTTTCATTTGTTTACTCATTTTATAATTTTGATTTGGTGTCACCGATTTCATCATATATCTCCAATAAAAGGTGAGGCATGAGCCTCACCATAACTAAGCTGCTTCTTTATCTTCTTGTAAAAGTTCCCGTTTAAGTAAGTTGAGGTTGTTTTTAATTTCAACCTTTCTTGGTTTTTTATGGTCTGGTACAACATTTTCCAAACCAACTCTTAAAATACCATCTTTAAACTCAGCACCTTTTACTTCTAAAGTATCAGCTACAGATAGGGTTTTTGTAAATGAACGTGTGCCTATACCTTTATGTAAGTAAGATACACCTTCAATTTCTTTTTCAGGTTTCTCGCCCTTGATAACCAAAGAGTTATCCTCTACTGTAATATCAATCTCATCTTTTTGGTAACCAGCAACAGCTAATTCGACAACATATTTGTTATCATTAACCTTTAATATATTGTGTGGTGGGAAAGATGATGCAGGTCTGTTATTCAAAATTCTTTCGACATCATTAAATACTCTTTCAAAACCTAAAGTTGAGTGTACAAGCGGTCCGAGAGTGAAATCTACCATTTTAATTCTCCTTTAAATAAGCAAGTTAAATAATTGTGACCCTTTCGGCGTCACACTACTATTTAGTCACTAAGTTTCATCTGGTTTTTTACCAATGTTATACTTAGCAACTAAATTCCATTCATCCTTCTCCTTGAAGGATATGATCTTTATCTGGTGTAGTGGGGCAACATTATTACCAATTCTATCTGGATTTATAATTTTAAGTAATCCCCATTCTTCTAACAGCTTTGCAATTGCATTTCTTCTTTGTATATCATTTTCGGATAGATTAGATGGTTTGCCATCTAATGCAAATAATTCTTTAAAGTGTACGATATAATATCTACCTTGTTTATGTAATATATGACAAGATTGATAAAGCACTTTTTCTTTTCTTGATGAAACCCCTATTCGTGTAAGCGTTTCACGAACTTTTAAAAAATCGTCTTGTTCTCCTAATGTAACCTCTATAAAGTTGTTTATATCTGCCATTTTTATTTCTTTCTACCACCTGTATCGGTAAGCTCTTTCAATTCTTGTATTTGTTCTTTGGAGAGTATTTGGGATGCTTCTAAAGCTTTTGAATCTGAAAAATTATAATATCTCTTTATACATTCCAAATTTTCACTTTTTCCTGGCTTTAACCATTTTGAAAAAGGCCTTCTCATGGATCTCACAGTATTTAGTAAAAAGTCATTCTGCATCTTATTATCTAAAAAATGCCTTTGATTCATCTCATTTGCAAAGATAACACAATCTTTATGGTAACTTAATGAACGATTAGTTAAGAAAGGTTTATATTCTTTCTCTGTTATATCATCAACGATAAGTTGTTTCTTACCTTGTAGTATCTGTTTTACAAATTCAAATGGGCTTGTTTTAGTCATTTGAGTACCATCCAGTTATTATATATTTTTCATGTTTTTTTGTTATTTGGCCTGAATGTACATGAGTAAAGTAAGCAGGCCATATTAAAGTTAAACCTTTAATCGCAGGTGTTGTAAATCTTTGATACTTAAAATTTGTGCCGCCATCAGAAACATTATTTAAGTATGTCATAAAAACCAAAATCCTATCAGCATTTTTTTCTCTATGATCATTCTCAAAATGATCTAAAAAATATCCTTCACCAGGTTTATAATATTGCAATATGTAAGGTTCAAATATGTTAAATTCTTTTACATTATCCACCATTGGGTATTTTTCAATGTATTTTAACAAGCACTTTTGTAACCACACTCTATAATTATCTATATCTGGTTCAAAGTTATTAGGTTGTATTACAATATCTGTTCTTTTTGTTCTTACTACTGGTTTAGCTAAAAGTTTTTTACCACTTGGATCGTACTTATTATATCTTAAAGTAGATTCATGATCTTGTGTATTGTTTTTGAAATAATTAATTAGATCATCACACACACTTTCTGATATGTACCAACCACCAATTAAAGATTCAAGAGGGAAATGGTGACTTTTCATATCGTTAATAATCTCACTAAAGCGACCACATCTATAATCGCAATCAACATATAGTTAGCAAACATACCCGTACTATTTCTTGAATGTGCAGCCCAAGCTAACATACTACATTGTAATATAAAAACTGGGTAAAGAAATAAGAAAGGTGGGTTTGGTACTGTGGCTGCCATGAGAATTGTACAGCCAATGCTCATTAACCATGCCGAAAACTCTACAATAAAACGAAATCTATTTACTTTATAATCTCGCCTAATCCAAGATATAATCTTATTTTGATTATCATGCAAAGTCACACTCCATCATTAATTCAGTCAAACAAGCAACTGTATTAATTTCTTGATCAGATACAAAAGCAGCTTTATATTGGTAATCTGCAAGTATCAAAACCGCTTTAGGTATTGAATGTGATTTTAACTTTTCATATAGAACATCATATAGTTTACGGAACAAAGTGTTTGAATCAACATCATTGGTAGCGATCCATTTTCTAATCTCTTTAAAGTTCTTTTCATGGATGAGCGTTACAACTTTTTCTATCGGTACATCACCAATTTGAGCCAAAATACCAATATCAATCTTACCAAAGTTTGAATATCTTTGTAACTCATTAATCACTCTACGAAAATCTGGAAAATGTTTCTTAATAAGTTCTACGATCACCTTGTTATCATATTCAATCTTTTCATCACCAAGTATATTGGTAATTCTTTTCATAAACTGTGATGCCATTTTGGCTTTCTCACCGTTGCGTAGTGTAAAATCTACAACGGCACACCTTGAATGTAAAGGGTCTATAATACGATTCTTATAATTACAAGTGAATATAAAAGAACAATTACTCGCAAATTCTTCTATCGCATTACGCAAAGCAGGTTGAGTTGAGTTTGGATTAAGATAGTCAGCTTCGTCTATAATAATGACCTTACGACCACCAGCTAGACTCATTGATGAAGCATAGTTTTTTATCTTAACACGGAAGGTGTCAATGCCTGATTCATCAGAACCATTAATGACAAGTGAATCACAACCAATCTCATCACACATGGCTTTTGCAACTGTGGTTTTACCAACACCTGCACCGCCGCTTAGTAATAAGTTTGGTATGTTAGATTGATTTACATATTCTTGAAAAGGTTTTTTAAGTCTATCAGGTAATATGCAATCCTTTATGGCCTTTGGCCGATACTTCTCTGTCCATAATAAATGTTCCATTGGAACTCCTCACATAATAAATCATCATATAGATTTTCTAGAACTTGTAACTTTTTCTATTTTTTTATAAACATCACTAATAGGATCATCTACTTCCCAAGAACCTTCCTGACCTGCGTATAGTGTTGTAACTGTTGTCATTTCATTGTTTGCATCAGTTTTCAACGTAGCAAAAAAAGTATATATTCTATCTACATTAATCCATATTTCATCACTAACATTACCTTTGAATGAATTTTTAAATTTTACAAAATTAGCCATTATCTTTTTCCTTAAATTTACTACCCGTTTCGGTGGATATCCAATACTGTAATGGTACATCTTTGTTTTTGAAATGAGAAACACCCTTAGATGATATACTCACTTCATAATTACCACCCATAATTTTACTAATGTTTTCAGTTTTAAAAATCATTTTATACTGATTGCCATTACCTTTATCAATCTGTAATGAATCAGTATGTGAACTATCATCTTGGCCATTAAAGGCAACAACATCAACTGTAATACCATCAGATTGAATTGCAATATGTGGAGAACTTAAAACAGAGCTCGCCTTTAAAATCCAATCGAAATCTTCACTTGTAATTAAACAGTTTATCTCAGCTGCCGGCATTACAAAGTCTTTCTCTGGTGGTAAAACAATCATTGTTGGCTCACAAAAACGATACTTAATCTTTGATCGACCTTTCATGCCAACAATCATAACGTGTTTATCGTCAAACTCAAATGATGGATCATCTTTATGTAACGAAACTACTGAAAGAAAATTGTTTAGATCATAAACACCAAAATCTGTTGGTACATCTTCACCAATTGTAGCCTCTGCTAAAATATTCTTGTGAGAAGATACAGTTTTAAGAACTTTACCTTTCTTAAAAAATATACCTTGATTGATGTTTGCATAATTCTTTAAAACATTTAAAGTTTTATCACTTAACTTCATTATTATCACCTCGTTTTATATCATGATTATGTAATGCTATTATTCCATAGTGTAACACTTTTAAAAGGTCTTTTCGGCAATAGCCATCTTTTTTGCCGTACCTTTGTGCATATTTCATAATGTTACCAATACAGAATCCTTCACCATGGCCACTATCAATAATAAATTCAGTCGCCTGAAACTTATCTTTTGAATAGTGTTCATCATAAGTTTTATCTATGTATTCTTTTAATTCATGAATTGAAATATCTTCATTATATTTGTATTTTATTGTCATAATCTACCGGTAAATTGTGCAACAGCTGGCATATTACCAGAGAAAGCGTAAGTGCCAATGTGTTGCGTTTTCATCCAAGGACATAAGAATATTTTACCACCTATCTTACGCCACATTTGACAAAACATATAATCTTCACTTAGATACCTGTCTGAACCACCATCAGTAATACTACCTTTACTATCAATCACAGTATCAAAGTAAGCATGAATGTATCTTGAACCATCAAAATGTTTTTGTCCAACATGATCTGGTTTGTAATGTATTTGTGGGTACGCATCTTTCATTTGGTCAAATACTTGACGTTGAACTAACATAAAACCAGTACCGATCTCCATCACTTCTAATGGTTCAGTAACTTGGAATTGATCTGTTCCTTTCACTACATTGAATACATATTCCCCAACTAAAGCCTCAAGCTCACCTGGATCCATATCTTTATGTTGTCTAGCTGCATGAGCTATGTTACCCCAATTGATAGATTTTTTTGGATAAGGACCACCAGATACTTCTTTATTCATTGCTAATAAGGCCAATACATCTTGTGGATTATAGTGTATGTCAGAGTCAATGAATAATAGATGCGTAAATTCGGATCTTAAAAATTCATCAACTAAATAATTTCTCGCTCTTGTAATTAATGATTCATTGAAAAGAAAAGAGAACTTGGTCTCTACCCCATACTTGTTCATTTGTGCTTGAAGGTCTAAACATGATTTAATATAAAGACCATGTGCCATACCACCATACATTGGTGTTGCAATGAATAGTTTGTGTTTTTTCAACTCATCTACTTTAACTTGTATTTCCATAATGTTTCCATAAAAAAAATTAGGACTAATAATAATATATTTATTAGCCCTAATTTAAAATTAGACAACTATTTTAGGCAAAAGCATTAACACCATGTTGCCTTAGTGCTAAGATACCAGCAGCTACCATTGATCTGGTTGGTTTACCTAGGCGATAAAAACTAACCTTGGTACCGTTCGCCGCTTTTTTAGAATTAAGGTATATTGCATACCCTTTTTTTCTTAGCGTATCCACCATAGCAGATGGATTCTTCACACCAAATTTAGAACGCATTTGATTAGCGGTGAGCGTATTGTATCCATCAGACTTTGAAAGATACTTTACAATTTTGCTCTCAATTGACATAAACAACTCCATGAAAAAAATGAGCAACACTTAAAGGGGTTGCTCTTCCCTTTTTACAAAAGCTTTTAGGCCTCAAAAGCTTTTTTGGGGCGGTGGTTATGATGAAACATTAGCTAACTCTTCAGGCTGGGGAGTTTCGGGAGTTTCATCGCCTGTAAGTAGTGAGTCAGCATCAGCACCAGAATCAACTTTGGTATACAAGTCTAAGAAAGTAGCCTTGGTGTCCTCATCAAAACGAGCAATACACTTAGCAATACTCTTTAACTTATCGGAGAATATACCAAAGGTCTTTGATATGTGAACCAATCGTCTAGTCGATATGACTTCATCACAACCACCTTGTTCAAATGTTTTACGGATAACTTCAGCCCAGATAACAAGCTTCTCGGCAAAGTCATCATCTTGACCATCTAATTCTTTTTTGAGAATGTTAATCTCAATCTTTCTTGAAGGCCAATCTTGCTCTTCAGTTGTAGGGAATCTTTCTAAGAAAGCTTCGTTTAGTACATTAGTGTACATATAACGACCATCATCTGAGCCTTTGCCTTTTGTATTAGCAGTAGCAAAGATTGTAAAACCTTCAGCAGGCGTTACAATCTCGCCTTTCTTTTTGAGTAGAAATGGCTTGCCCTCTAGGACACGTTGCAACGAAGCAAGATTATTCGCACCATAATCAATTTCATCTATACACAACACAGCACCTTGCTTCGCTGCCACCGTGACTGGACCATCTCGCCATTCCATCTGACCATTTATCAGTACATAATTACCAAGTAAATCGCCTTCATCAGTTTCAGGTGTCATTGACACGCAAACATACTTGCGTTTGTTTCTCGCACAAGCTTGTTCAACTGACATTGTTTTACCATTACCAGATTGACCTGTGATAAAACATGGAAAAAACTCTTTTGATTTAATAACGGTTTCTACGTCTTTGTATATACCAAAAGGAACATAGTTTGGATGCTTCTCAGGAACCAAACTTTCAACTTCTAATGATGTTACAACTGAATTGATTACATTCGCCTCTGCTGTTGGTGTTTTTGTAATTGTTGCTTTTGCCTTAGGCAGTTTAACTACCTTTGCAACATACTCTGAAGCGTCATAAACGCCACGACCAATTCTAAGGTCTTTTTGATTCGTAAACCAGTATGGGTGAGCAATGCCTGTATCAGCCATAATGTTTTTAATATCAGCTGTAGTAATTGTTTCTTTACCCAACTTCGTAACTGCTTCAATAAATGTTTCTCTAACTGCTTTCATAATATAAAACTCCCAAGTTTTGTTAATCTATGGTACCATCCTATCAGCACCAACCCCAATTGTCAAGCGATAATGTTGCATTTTTACAACTTTACCGCAATTTTTTCTACAAATTTTGTTGCCAGTATGCGATTGACCTCTCTAGATTTATTCATTTTAGTGAATTGACTCGCAAGGCTTCTGGTACTAATCTTGTTTTTATCAGCAACCTCAAACTCAAACTCTTCATCATCAGTAGTAAGCTTATTACTATCATTCAAAATGTAAAACTGATCAAAGCCTCTATTATATGATTCTAAAAACTTTTGCTTTCTCGCAAGTTTTTTAGCCTCATCTTTTATTTCCCAATTAACATAAAACTTACGATCTTTGAGAGCATTTTTCGGTACATATCTATAATTAATTGCATCACTCATTTTAGTTGAAACAAAGAAACCAAAAACTTGAGAACCAGTTTTAGCTTTAAACCATTCTAATAAATCGTTAGTTATACAATTATTTCTATCATGATAAACAGCTGTTGATGCCCAGCGAATCTTAGTATCTTGTAAAATTACATTTTCACTTCGATCAAAGTAATTAAATTGCCAATCATTTGCTTTTTCTTCTGTGGTTCTATCTGAACCAATGGTTTTCTGACCCCATGTATAATAACCACCATTATGATTAGCATCACCATCATGTACAAAAATAGTATTCACAATATCTAAATTATGTTTCTGTCTAAACTCTGGCACAATTGAACCTAAAGCAACGATAGATTCATTCAATGGTGTGCTACTTAAATGTAATGCTTGTGGAATATTCTGATAATTAACACTCAATTTGTTATAACTCCAAGAAGATTTACCCATCAGTAAATTTTCAAAAGCTTCTTTATAGGCAGCTGCACCCATATCTGAATTAATAAATTCTCTTAGCGACCACTCATCTTGAAGATCAAGAACATTCTCAGCCATATGCCATGTAGCAGTTATATCCCTCTGCTCATGTCTATTAAGCGGTGTAGAAGTGAAACCAAAAACTCTAAATGGTATTTGAACTTTCTTACAAAAAGCTGTAAGAATAAGAATCTGCTCAATTGAACCAGCCATGTTACGATCCATAGAACCAGATAAATCTAATACAAGAATCATACCATGATTTTTACCTTTAGGTAATTTTGTCAACTTACGGAAAATTTGATCATCAAACTTATACTTGTAAATTTTGTTAATATCAATATCACCAGAAGTATATAATCTAGCCTTGGCATATTTTGTAGCAGCTTTTTTCATTTCAAAGTCTTTAGCCATCAATGAGATAAAACGATCATTCTTCTTTTTAAACTCACTCATAACATGACCACGATTGAAAAGTTTTTTAACTTCTTCACCACCAAGATTACTTCTCCAGTTAGTCTGGTTTGAGAAGTAATAATCACTACGTTGTGACAACTCTTTGTAGAAGTCTGTCATATTTTTATTGACTACTTTAGGATCTTCTAAGATTTTATCTAATTTTGGCTTTGGTATATTAACATAAACATTTTCTACAGCTTTACCATCAAGTAATTTATTTTCATTATTTCTAAATGACTCATCAGTTTCACAAGATGGTTCGTAACTTTCGTCACCATCAACATCACCATGAGATGATGTAGCATCTACACTTGAATCTTTTTCATCATCATCAAATTCATCTTCAATTGAATCATCAGAATTTTCATCTAAAGCTTCATCATGACCTGATTCTTCTTCATCATCCGAATTTTCACCGATAGATTGATTGCTATCTTCGGAACTCTTATCTGAATCTGAATCATCTTCTTTATCGCCAACCTGTTCTGATTGATCGAATGGATCACCTTGATCATCTTCTAGATCAGTATAATCAAACATGGTAAAAGTTTCTTTTTCTTCTTCTACTGCCTGATCCCATAATCTATCGGTCATGGTAACAACATCATCCCATGTTTCAAGATTTTTAATCTCTTCGATAATTGATAACTCTTCATTAGAAAATTGAATAGGCATAGAGTAAGAGCTTTTTGTAAAAATATTGACTCTATCAATAAAAGGTAATTCATTTATTTCTTCAACATCTTGAATACCAAATAGATTCATACCCATAATCTCATTAAAACCTTTAACATAAGATTTTACAAGACCTGGATATCTTCTTTTGATTTTTTTCTCAATGCGAGCATCTTCAATAACATTAAGAAAACCTTTGTAGTTTTTGCCTTTTTTAGATACAGCGCCATGCCAGCCATCTGCTGGAGTATTTAAAGCATGACCAACTTCATGACTCATTAATAGATCATAGAGCTCTGGACTCATATCTTTCCATATAGGGCAAGTAAGAACTCTTGTTTTAGGATTGAATGATGCTGTATCAACTTTTTTATGTTGTACAGTAACATTTTCTGTAGCAAGTAATTTTGCTAGTTGTGATTTTTGTTCTGCTATTGACATTAAAACTCCCAAATAATTTACTTTATGATACCATCCTATCAGCACCAACCCGAATTGTCAAGCACTATTTTTGTTGTATTTTTGCAACATTGGAGCGGTGTCGTGGAGTTACACCACGCTTACAGGTTGGAGCCTGATTGTCTTACGACCCACCGCATATTCTGTAAATACTATAACATAGTTATCTACCAATTTGGGGCAAATATGAAGTTTTTACCTCGTCCCATGTTTTGTATATTAAATCATCATAAAAAAGAGTTTCTTTTGAATCTCTACCTTTTTTAACCAATTGTTTGATTCTAGGTTTTGCATACTTATATTTCCATAATTCAGATAAAGCTTCGGTAGAATTATCAAATGCCTTTGTTAAATCTTCTATCTTGGCTTCGCCTCTCAAGTATGCACAGCTTTTATCATATAAGGGGCAAAAGTAAACACCTCTTGCGTGATCAGATTTCATTATTTCTTTTGGTATATTACCTAATTTACTATATGTGAAAGCATACGATCTA